GGCCTTCGACGAGTCGGTCGATCTCCTCACGACCATCCGCGACGCCTGGGAGGACGACGCGATCACGGAAGATGAGTTCGGCGCCATCGTCGAGCAGGCGGGCCGCCTCGCGGACTCCCTCAGGGGGTGACGATGGAGAAGATCCTCGCGGTCGGCGAGTGTCCGTTTCCGGCGCGATACTGCGCGGTCAAGGCATTCGAGGAAGACATCGAGGTAATCATTGCGAAGATCGCCGGGGGGGTGGTCGACTGATGGCCCGGACGAACGTCGGCGCGGCCGCGAAGAGCTCCGTCCGCCGCATCCGCACCACCGAGAAGACACTCAAGGCGCTTGAACTCAGGAAGCGGGGGATGAACTACACCCAGATCGGCGAGGAGTTAGGGTGCAACCGGAGCACCGCCTGCCGCTATGTCTTATCAGAATTGGAAAACCTCGCCGACAAATGCCGGGAGGAGGCCGTGCACGTCCGCGACCTCGAACTCCAGCGGCTCGACGAGCTCTACCTCATCGCCTACCGCGCCATCAGCGACGGCAACGACCTCGCCGGGATTGACCGCTGTCTCCGCATCATGGAACGTCGCGCGAAACTCCTCGGGATAGACGCCGCCGCGAAGGTCGATGTCCAGGGCCTCGTGGATATCCACTTCGACAAGGAGGACGAAGATCTGTGACCGGCATCAAAAAAACCGCCAAACAGCGGCAGGCCATCGCCCTCATGAGCGACCCCGATATCCGGTATATCCTCCTCTCCGGCGGCTCCCGGAGCGGCAAGACCTTCATTGCCTGCTACTCTATCGTAGTCCGGGCACTCAAGGCCGCGGGCTCCCGACATGCGATCCTCCGGTTCCACTTCCGCGACGTGAAAAACTCGGTCGGGCGGGACACGATGCCGAAGGTGCTCGGGCTCATCGGCGTTACCTACGAACTCGATAAGACCGACTGGTTCTTTACGCTCCCGAACGGCTCCGAGATCTGGCTCGGCGGGCTCGACGACGATGAGCGGGTCGAGAAAATCCTCGGCATGGAGTATTCGACGATCTACTACAACGAGGCCTCCCAAATCTCCTACCACGCATACACCACGGCACAGACCCGCCTCGCGCAGAAGACCTGTCTCATCAACCGGGCATACGTGGACTGCAACCCGCCGACAAAGAGCCACTGGCTGCACAAACTCTTCCTGGAGCATATCGACCCGGAGACCCGCGTCGCCGTCCCGAACCCAGAACGCTACGCCGTCCTCAACATGAACCCGATGGACAACCGCGAGAACCTCCCTGAAGGGTATATCGAGGACACGCTCGCCTCTCTCCCCGAACGCAAACGCCGCCGGTTCCTTGAGGGCGAATGGCTTGACGACCCGGAGGGGGCGCTCTGGAAGCGGAGCATGATCGACGACCACCGACACACGGGCACGCTCCCAAACCTCGTGCGGATCGTCGTCGGCGTGGACCCCGCCGTCACTGGGAGCGAGACGAGTGACGAAACCGGGATCGTTGTGGTCGGGAAGGATGCAGCCGGCCACCTCTACGTCCTCGGCGACTATTCCGTCAGAGGCTCACCGCTCGACTGGGCCAAACAGGTCGCATGGGCGGTGGACAAGCACAAGGCCGACCGGGTTATCGGCGAGACGAACAACGGCGGCGATCTCGTCGAGGTGAACCTCCGCACCGTCTCGAAGAGTCTCCCGTTCAAGAAGGTGACTGCGAGCCGGGGAAAATACATCCGAGCCGAGCCGGTCGCCGCACTCTATGAGAAGGGGGAGGTTCACCACGTCGGCGCGTTCCCGGAGTTAGAGGATCAAATGTGCGAGTGGATCCCCGGCGACGACTCTCCCGACCGTATGGACGCGCTCGTATGGGCGATCACCGAACTCGCCGAACCCGTCGAGGAGTTCGCCTGTTTCGCATTGTAGGAGGCAGATAGTGACAACCATCAGACAGCAATTCATCACAACGCTCGCCCGGCTTCTCCGTGTCGAGCCCCCGGCCCGGCTCGTGCCGGAGCCGTACGAGGTCCGGGTGCCGGCGGACCCCGTCGAGATGCTGGAGACGCTCCACGACGCCCCCGATCGTGTCTACGTCTGGATCTGCCGGCAGGGCACGACCGATGACCAGATCGCTGCCTTCGCCGAGAGTATCGGACAGCGGGAGCACAAAGCACTCCACGTGGTCTGTCGGGACATCGCCGAGATCCGCAAGCTCTCCCCGGAGGATATCCGCAGGCATCTCGCCCCGATCGTCAAGCGGGCAGAGGAGGGCGGATGGCAGTAGTCGCGCCGGGGATCAAGGGTGGCGGCGCCCGGGCGCTCAACGGGGCCGGGGGGCCGCAGGCGCTCGACCTCTCGCAGTCAATCTGGTATACCCCGGGAAGAGGGGTCCCGCGCTACGAAGACCTGTACACCATCCGGCGATTCTCCCGCTCGCACACCGTCTCGATCCCCATGCTCGCGATTAAGGGGCAGGTCACGACGACCGAGTGGAGTGTCGTCCCGACCGTCGACAAGCCGACGAGCAAGCACTTCGCCGCCTGCGACGCCGTGGTCGACTTCCTCGACGGGGGGTTCAGCCGCAACCCGGCGACATTTGACACGCTGTGCAAGGAGGTCCTCAACGACATCCTCGTCATCGACGCCGGCGTCCTCGAACTTGTCCCGGGTGACGACGGATACCTCGCGGAGATCTACCCGCGCGATGGAGCCACCTTCACAAAAAACCCCGACGAACACGGCCTCCTGCCCGAACCGGGCAGCGACGTCCCGGCATACTATCAGGTCGGAGCACAGGCGTCGATCACGCAGGACGCCTTCGGATCCGGGCTCCCGCGCATGTCGACGATCTCGCAGATGGATACCCCCCTCTACCGGGCGATCACACCCATCCCCTTCTCCCGCGACCAGATCGTGTGGATCGAGGAAAACCCCTCGACCGACCGGCAGTATGGGTGGAGCCGCGTGCAGATGGCCCACCGGCTCATCGAGATCCTCCTGAACCAGGATGTCAGCAACCTGAAGTACTTCCCGCAGAACGAGGTGCCGGAGGGCATCCTGAACCTACCCGGCCTGTCAAACGACAACCTGGCCCGGTTCCGGGAGTACTGGAAGGACGAGATCGTCGGCAAGCCGCACAAACTCGCCTTGATGAACTCCACCGACGCCACCTGGATACCGTTCCGGGCATCGCCGAAAGAACTGGAGTTCCTGGCGAGTCAGGAGTGGTACAACAACCTCGTCTGGATGTGCTTCGGCGTCTCTGCGAACGAGGTCGGCTACGTGCAGGACGTGAACCGCAGCTGCTACAGCGAGGATACCGAGGTCCTCACCGAAAACGGCTGGAAGTTGCACCCGGACGTGGCGCCAGGAGAGCGGATCGTGGTCTATGACCCGGAGACAGGCGAGTGCCGCCTGGAGGTGCCCGGCCCCCTGCACGTGTATTATGCCGATGAGGATCTGGTGAGGTTCGCGAGCAACGGCCAAGACATCCTGGTCACACAGGAGCACACGATCCTCTACCGCAGCGGGAAAACGCAAAACAACACGCCGAGAGGGTCCCGCCCTAAGATCGTCCCCCGCGCCTGGAAAGTCGCGCCAGCAAAGGATCTGGTTGGCGCATCCCGCGTGAACGTCAAGAGTGGGGCGGATGCGTGGGTCGGGGAAGACATGGAGATCTCCGATGACTACCTGCGGTTCCTAGGATGGGCGATCAGCGAAGGCGGGCTGAGCAGCGTTCACCGTGCCATGGGGAAGAAGCGGAAGGTGCGGTCTGACCGTCACCTAGGCTACTCTGTGATGACCCTGGCCCAGAGCAACAAGAACTCGGAGAATGTGGCAGAGATCCGCCGGGTACTGAAAGCAGTCGGGGCGGAGTATCAGGAGTATCAGGACGTCCGTGACAACACCACGCGCTGGAATGTTTACGGCGACCAGCTGATAGAACCCCTGTTCGATAGCATCGGGGCCTACTGCGGCGAGAAGCGGATCCCGCGCCCGTACCTGAACCTGCCGCCCGACAAGCTACGCCCCTTGTTCGAGGCCCTCGTGGCTGGCGACGGCAGCTGGGACGCCCGGGAGAACCGCGCCTGCGGTTACTACTCCACCACCAGTCCGGGTCTCGCCGATGACATCCAGGAGCTCGCGTTCAAACTGGGATATGGGACGAAACTGACGGTCCACTATGAGGGCGACGAGCGGCGGCAGACATGCTACCGCATTCTCATCCGGGAAGACCACGAGAGGACGGTCTACCGCCCGCGGTTGGAGCCCTATACAGGATTTGTCTACTGTTTCTCCACCAGTACCGGATTCTACGTCACGCGAAGGAACGGGTGTGTCGCCATTCAGGGGAACACCGCGCAGGAACAGGCGGAAGCGGTCTGGCGGCGCACTACGGTCCCGCTGCTCGAACTCCTCGCCGGCGCGATCAACCGCTCGATCCTCCCGTTCCTCGAAGCATATTGGGACGTCGACGGCGAGATCGAGTTTCAGTGGGACCCACACAACCCGATTATCGAACGGCAGAAACGCCTGGAGCAGGAGAGCGACCTCCGGCTCGGCCTGTCCACCCCGAACCGCATCCTCGTCGAGCGTGGCGAGGACCCGGTCCCGTGGGGCGACATGCCGATCGCCCTGTTCGAGTCGCTCTGCCGGACGCATCCAGAATGGGTCGCTGCCGAGATCATCGGGATAGAGAACGCTCCCGAACCCCTCTACGGCGGCGGGCTCCTGCTCTCCTCCCCAGACCCCGTGACGAAAGCCCTCGCCGACATCAAAGCGGCCCCTGACGACGAGCCGGAAGAATGGAAGAGCCGCATCGAGGCGCTGCACCGCCGGGTCGCCGGAGTGTTCGACGACGCCCTGCAGGCGCTCCGCCCGGCGATCGAAGAGGCGTTCCCGGCGGAGCGGAGCGAGGACAGCACGCGCCCCGTCGTGGATCTCGACGCGATCCTCGACCAGATCGCGATCGCTGACGACCTCCTCGCGGTCACCGCCGAACCTCGGGCCGATGCCCTCCGGCACGGCATCGACCTGGAGAGCCGGCGGCTGGAGGAGGAGCTCGAAGGCAGGATCGGCAAGGGGCTCTACCGAGTCCACATCACCAAAGACTTTGATGTCACGCAGACCTTCGCCTACCGCCTCCTGCAGCAGCGGGCGGCGAGGAACATGCGTGGCGTCGAGGACAGCATCAAGAACCTCGTCCGGACCTCGCTCACCCAGGTGATCGGGCATGGCGGCAACGTCAATGACGCCTGGCTCGCCCTGCAGCGCGACGTCGCCGGCATGACCGACGACCACGCCCGCCTCGTCGCGAGGACCGAGATCATGGGGGCGCAGCGCTACGGCAAGCAGGCGCTCGCCGAGGAGACGGAGCACCTGCTCAAGGGCAAGACCTGGCGAGCACGCAAGATCCCCGGCCGGTCCAGACCCTGGCACAGCATCATGGACGGCGTGACGGTTCCGGTTCGTGAGTCGTGGACTGTCCCGGCAACCGGGGCGAAGGGGCAGCCGAAGGACTACCCGAAACAGTGCTACGTCGTCGGCGAGGACCAGCCCTTCAACTGCATGTGCGATCAGCGCTTGGCCTTGTCCGACGACCTCCCCGACACAGCGCAGGAACTCCGGAGCGTCAAGGGGCTAAGGATCGAACCGCTGACCAAGCAGGCTGCCGTGCTCCTTGAGCACGGGCGGCCCCACGAAACGCTGCAGGCGCTCCTGCAGCGGCTGGAGAACAACATGAGCAAAAATCAGATGGCAGAACGCCTCGGGATTAGTAAAGCAACGCTTTACGAGTGGCTAAAGGAGTGAGACAAAATGGGAGTAACAGCAGCAGGAGTCATCATCTCAGAACAGACTTACGGCGAGAAAATCGACGCCGGGCAGATCGTATACCTGAAATCCGACGGGAAATGGTACCTGGCGCGGGCGAACAGCGGTGCGACAAGCGCCGGCGACCTGGCGATTGCGCTCGATTCGGGCGTGGCCGGGGGGAAAGGGCGGCTTGTGAAACTCGGGTACGTCAACAACACGGCATGGTCCTGGACACCTGGAGCCCCACTCTACCTCTCCGCCGCGACGGCCGGGGGTCTGACGCAGACCCGACCGACTGGAGCCGGGAACGTGGTCCGCGAGGTGGCCACGGTCGCCAGCGATCCGAGCACGATCTACTTCGACCCGTCGCCCTCATCCGGCCCGCTCGCGACCGTGGAAGGACTGGCCGCAGAGAAAGGAGACCTGATCATTGGGCAGGCGGGGGCATGGGCGAAACTACCTGCAGGGGATCCGTGGGCGGAGATCCACCCGAACCCAACCGCCGCCGGCGGTCTCGCGTGGCGACCGGCAGTCCCCGATCTCCTGAACCGCGTCGTCTACGAGACCGACGAGGCCGGGAACACCCTGGAAATCCACCAGGTCTACATCCCACTGTTCTACGGCGATGGGCTTCCCGACACGAACCTGAACGGCGTCCTGTTCGGTGGGTTCTGGATCGACAAGTATCTTGCCTGTCAGCCCGACGCCTCGAACGTCTCCCGCGGCTCGGTGAGTGCGAACAACCCCGGGGCGAATGGTGCGGCCAGCAAGCCGCACGTGGTGCCGTGGACGTGGATCTCCTGGTATAGCGCAAAACAGGCCATCGAAAACCGGGGCGGGGCTGCAAACCGCAAGAGCGGCACCTGTACCCCATTGGCCGACGAAAGCGCGTCAAAGTTCTACGTCGAGGACGTGTCCCACCTGATCGGGAAACGAGTCTACGTCACCCAGGGCGGCGTCCGATATGTCCGCCGGGTCGTCCGGACCGGCGGGGATACGACGGCAGACCCGAACGCGGCGAAACTCCTCGAACTCTATCCGCCGCTGCCGGCCCCGATCACGGACGCCGACACCTATGAGATCCTCCACTACTACCTCCCGGGAGGATACGAGTGGATGTCGTTGTATGCCTGGGCGTACATGAACCTCTACCGGCACGGGCTCGGATGGCCAAAAGGGAACACGAACTGGGGCAAACACCACAGTGATCCCCGCGAGAGAGTCTACGAGGGGCTGCCCGATCCCGTGCAACCTGGGTACGACGGCAACGCGATCGCCCGGACGCTTACTGGGTCAGGCCCTCTCTCGTGGAGCCTGAACGGCAAGGAGTCTGGCATCTGGGACCTCGTCGGGAATTGTTGGGAATGGGGCGATCTCCGGGTCGGGACGACCGCAAACAACACAATCGACGCAGAATACCCCGGGGCGGGGCATGCCCTCCCATCATCGAATGGATACGTTGCATCTCTGTATGCCCCTGCGCCGGATGGCGAGTATTCACTTGGCGCTGAGGTCTTTGCCCCCGCAACGCTCGGATCGTCGAAATCGGACTATGACGGGGCGTACTACTGGCAGAACACGGGCGTACGTGCCGCGCTCCGGGGAGGGGTTTGGGCCCATGGCGCTTACTGTTCGTTGGCGTATCTGAACCTGTACTACCCCCCTTCGAGCACGAACACGGACATCGGCTTCCGCGGAGTCTGTTGATCTGATGATCTGGGGATCACAATGGTAGGACAGCACGAGCGTCTAAAAATCTGGCAGAAATCGTACGACCTAGCGCGGGATCTGATAGTTATCACCGAGCGGTTCCCGCGCCCGCAACAAATGAATGGTCTGGGGAGCGAGATCCGGCAAGCGGCGCTCAACTTAATCCAGACCGTCATGATTGCGAACAGCGGTCCGGGAACTGCAGCAAACCACGACCTTGATCTCGGGATCGACTATCTGCAGGTTATCATGCGCCTGGCCCGGGATCTCCGGTACGTCAGCATTGGACAGTATGAGCTGCTAGCAGAGAAGATCGTTGAGTTGGGCAAGATGAACAACGGGTGGATGAAGGCGAAGCGTGCATAACATGTTTCGCCCGACACTACGGGTCGGATGATGGAAGCCGCGAGAAAAAAAAACGTGCCGCGCTCCGGGGTGGGTATTGGGACAATGGCGCTTACTGTTCGTTGGCGTATCTGAACCTGAACAACACCCCTTCGAGCACGTACACGCACATCGGCTTCCGCGGAATACCGTTTGCGGATGGTATGCGTGACCATGGTTGCGCCAGAAACATCAGATCAACAGTACATCATCCGGAATACCCGTCGCTCGACGCAGCGGAATACAAAACAGGCTCCGGGGAGGTAGTAGGCCTTAACCCGACCCCTCTCCGCCCATAAACCATCATAAAAACTCCATGAAGACCCACACCGACCTCTACCCGAAGATCTGCACGTTCCAGGCTCTCTATAGGGCATACCAACGCTGTCGGGCGGGAAAGCGCGAGAAGGAGTACGCGATCGAGTTCGAGCATGATCTCGAATCGAACCTGTTCTCAATTCGCGATGACCTGGTAAATGAGCGATGGCACCCCGGACAGTATTCGCGGTTTTTCGTTGCCGATCCGAAACGGAGGCTCATTAATGCGCCACCGTTTCGCGACAGAATCGTGCACCGGGTTGTCTCTGATGTGTTACTCCCTCTCTGGGAACCGATGTTCATCTATGATACGTACGCCTGCCTAGCCACCCGGGGCACCCACATCGCCGTGGACCGACTACAACAGTTCATGCGCCGGTACCCCAAGGGCACGGGCTACGTGCTGCAGCTGGATGTAAAATCGTACTTCGCAAGCATCGACCACGAGGTTCTCCTCGGCCTCCTTGCGAAACGGATCCGGGATCGGAAGATGATGCATCTGATCTGGCAGATCGTCGAGAGTTACGAGGATTCGCCCGGAGTGGGTATCCCGCTCGGGAACCTGACGTCACAGGGCTTCGCAAATATCTACCTGCATGAATTGGACATGTTCGCGAAGCACGAGCTCCGGATCGGGCATTACCTCAGGTACATGGATGACATCACACTCGTGCATGACAACAAAGCGCAGCTCTGGGAATGGCGTGACGAGATTGAGGCGTTCCTGGCCGACAATCTCCGCCTTCGACTCCATCCGGATAAACAGGTACTGACCCCGGCCGACTGCGGCGTCAAATACCTCGGATACCGGGTCTATCGAGATCACAACCGAGCCCTGGCACGGAACGTCCGGCGGGTCTACCAGAGACTCCGTCAGATGGAGACGGGGGCGTTCACGGGAGATGTTCGGGCGTCGATATCGTCGTGGGTCGGCTACGCGAAGCACGCCGACACCTACGGGCTGAACTATCAGATCGCCGAACGACACCCGTTCCTACGGGTAGCGTTCAACCCAATTGAGGCGAAACAATGACTGTAAAACAGATTATGCGTATCCACACGGCCGCTGGCGTTGAGGAGATCGACGCTGACCGGCTGCAGGTGCAGGAAGATGAATATATCCTCTTCTTGGGAGAGGAAGAGGTCCGGCGGGTGTTGATCGCCGATATCCTATCGGAGACCGACCCCGAAACAGGCGAAGATCGCGGCGGCATCGAGACGGTCTACAGCCGCAGCTGAGAGAGTATGGGCCGGTCCGGGCCGCCCCCGCAACCACTGAACCGGGCTGAACCCATCTCCTCAAACGACGAATAGGTGATCAAAGATGCCTGATATCAAAACAAAATCCCTCGACGCCGCGCCCGGACAGGTGAAGGTCTGGAAGGCGCGCCTCGTCGAGAGCGGCCCGGAGGTGACACTCATCCGCGTCCCGATCTCCTCCACCACTGAGGACCGGGACGGTGACGAGTTCTCCCTCGCAGGGTTGGAATCGATGCTCGCGGGGCTCAAGAGCGGCAAGATCCCGCTCTACCTCGACCACGGATTCCGGGAGTCCGGCGCTCGCCTGTACGGGGCGCTCGATATGCTCGGTGCGTGGATCGACGGGGAGATCGAGGGGAGCACCCTCTACGGCACCGCGTTCCTGGATCCGGACAACTGGCTCGCGAGGGAGCTCGCCCGCAAGATCGAGGCGGGGCTCCCGATGGGGTTCTCCGTCGGGTTCGGGGTCATAAAGTCCCGGAGCAAGGACAACGGGGGGCTCATCTTCGACGAGGTAAGCCTCTGGGAAGTCTCCGCCGTAGGGATACCGAGCAACCCCGACGCTGTGAACTCGGCTGCCGTGCAGGCGGTCGTCAAGTCGCTCCGCATCAAAGCGGGGCTGGAAACCGATGAAATGAAGCGGAAAACCAAAGAGGAAGGCGAAGAGCCCGACGAGGAAGAGGAGCAGGAAGAGGAAGAGGAGCAGGAAGAGGAGAAGCAATCCGGAGCCTGCGAGGATGAGGAAGAGAAGGCGCCGGAGGAGGAGCCGACTGAAGAGGACGAAGAGGAGGAGAAGTCCTATGAGGTCCTCGACGAGGCGCAGATTCGGCAGATCGTCGCCGACGAGATCGGCAAGGCGCTCGCCCCGATCACCGAGGCACTCAAGCCCCTCAACGAGATCAAGACCCTCGTGACGAAGGCCGTCGCGACCCGGAGCAAGGGGCCGCGGGGGATCGTCGTCGCCCGCGAGGTCAAGGAATCGCAGACGGACGAGATCCCGGCGGCGTCTCCCTACAAGCCGCTGTACTGAGGTATACACATGACACTCGCTAAAGTAAAGTCCGTTCTCGGACTCACCAACCCCGGCCAGCTCTATGAGCATTTCTGGAAATCGCAGGGGTTCACCGCCGGCGCTGACGGTCTGACGCAGTCCATTCAGGGCGCGATGCAGAACCCCTCCGTCCGGGAGCAGTATAAAGGATTCGTGCAGCGCGGATTCAAGGCGCTGGCATCCCCGGAGCGCGCAAAGGCCACTTCGACCACTGTCACCACGGCGATCCCTCTCGTGTTTGACCCGGACATCCTCGATATCATGAGGACGGACGCGCCCCTGCTCGCTCGCCTGCCGATGCGCGGCTACGCTGGCGACCCCGTCAGAGTTAACCCGATCACCGCTCGCGACGCCCCGGTCGGGTTCGTGAGTGAGGCGGGATCGCTCGCCCTGAACCTCCAGGCATCGAACGACTTCACCATCACAAACCGGGACTACAACCACAAGATCTACGCGGATGTTGTCACCATCGGCGACTTCGCAGAGCGGGTCAGTGCCGAGGGGCCGATCAACCTCCGGGAGACTGCGCTCGGTGCTCGCGTCTCTGAGTGGGCGCAGCGCAAGGAGCAGGCTATCCTCTACGGTGACCACACGCAGGCGGGCAACGATGGGAGCCCGGGTGACGCCAATGCCTTCGACGGGATGATCGTCGAGACTGCCGCCGGGAACATCATCGACAAGAGCGCCGTGAACCTCGCAGACTCGCAGGCCCTCCTCAAAGATATCAAGTCCGAGGTTAAGAGCCTCCTCCAGACGGTCAACGTCAACAAGAGCGATCTCGAAATCTGGACCTCGCACACTCTCTTCGACGAACTGGAGAACGAGCTCCAGGTCCGGGCGGTCCTCGACCAGAACCAGGCGAGTGCTAACTTCGGCTACGAAGTGATCTACATCTCCGGCATCCCCGTGATCGCCTCGCACAACGTGGACCAGCACACCTGGTGCGCCGGCGCCTACACGCCCGGCGACGAGGGCGATGTGTTCATCATGAACCGCCGCGCCAACGCCTTCGCCTCGCTCGCCCCGCTCTTCACCGTCCCGCTCGGCAGGACGGGATTAGGTGACGACCTCGCAATGGGTGAATACGGCACCTACATTGACCGGGGCAACGGCCAGATGAGCAAGTATCTCCAGGCATACAACATCTGAGGTGCAGGGATGACTGTCCTTGTACCTCCCGGAGCGCAGGCGAATATCGCTTGCGCGGTGGAGGGGTTCAACCTCTCCAATACTATCGGCGGCACCCGGCAGGTCATGACGGCCACGGTCACCGCGCCCTCGGTCGCTGATGGCGATGTCGTCGTCACCGTGACCGCCGCAGGCATGACCGGCACACCGAAGGATGTCACGGTAACTGTCGCAAACGGGCGCACGGTCGGAGATGTCGCAGCACTGCTCGCCGCCGCACTCGCGGCAGACGCGAATGTCGGGGCATACTTTGACATCACCGTCGCCGGCGCAGTCGTAACCCTCACTCGCAAGACGCACGCCGCCAACGATCCGGCGATGGCACTCGAAGTCAAGACCGACGCCTCGAACACCGGCGTAACCATCGACGACGCGATCACTGTCGACGGCGCGCTCGCGACCTCGTGCACGATCACCGTCACTCCGGAGGTCGAATACGCAGCGATCCCGGCACTCGCCGGGGTTCCGCAGCACGTCCCGGATGCCGCCGGATCCGCCGCTACGACCATGACCTGGGCGATCACGGCGCAGTCCACTGCCGGCGTCACGATCACGGTCACGCTCAATCAGGCGCCCGGCGCAGGTAAGACCGACACGATCGTCTTTAACGGCGGTCTCATCGGCGTCCCGGCCCGGTGATCCTCATGGCTCATGTGCTGACGATGGATAACGGCGTCCCGGTGCCGGCAGACCGGGAGGAGGACGACGATGACGCGGGGAATCGCGCCGAGACCTGAGAGTGTCGCAGTGCCGGGCGCCGATCCGGTATACTCCGCCGTCGCGGACCTCCGGACGATGGGCGAGGCCGTCTGTCGGATCACCAACTCGACCAACAAGGTCGTCACGATCCTCCTCCAAACTGCCCTCGGCGACGATCCGACGTTTGCCAAGCCCAACGAGTCTGGCGACGGGTTCGTGGGGGCAACCGATGTGGGCGGGATCTCCGTGACGGGGTTCGTCAGTCCGGCGACCTCATCCGTAGCACTCGCCGCAGGAGCGACCACCTACGCGAGAGTGTCGGGGGCATGGAGCTATGCCCGCGTCAAGGCCACGCCTGCCGAGGCCCCGGCCGAGGGCGGCACGATCGGCGTATCGTGGGGCTACAAGCACCGGGGGGATTGATCCATGTCGGCATACGGGGATGTGACCCGGACCCTCACACGGTCCGGCATCACGTACGCCGATTTAGGGCTTGAGAGCGAGGCCGCTATCGTCGCTCTGACGGACGATCTCATCGAGCAGGCATCCGACATCCTCGACACTTATTGCGAGCGGGATTTCGCGCTCCACGAGGCTGAGACCGTGCGGCTCGATGGAAACGGTAGAGAGTGCATCCGACTCCCCGGGCACCCGCTTGTCTCTGTGACCTCCGTGACACTCAGCAACGCGCTCCTCGACAGCGCACTCTACGAGGTCCGGTCGGGGGCAGGGGTGCTTGAGCGCATCGACGGCGGAGTCTGGTCCGCCGGGCGCCGGAACATCGCCGTCGTCTACACCTATGGGTTCACCACGCCGCCCGCTGCGATCACCGGCATCGTCGAGGATCTCGTCGCCGGGGCACTGACCCACGCCGCCCGCAACGTGGCGACGAAAGGTGCCTCATCGATGAGTATGGACGGTTACAGCGTCGCATACTCAGAACTCTCGCGGCTCATGGTGCTCGCACCGGAGCAGATGCAGACGCTCGACCGCTACCGGCCGATAGGGGGTGCGTGAGTGTGCAGACAGACCACGATCTCCTCGTCGAGATCCGACAGGATGTTAAGTACATCCGGGAGACGGTCTCCGACCACGAGCGGAGGATCCGTGTGATCGAGCGGCAGCATAACCGCTGGATCGGTAGGGACGGGGCGATCGTGTTCGCGATCTCCCTCGCCACCTCGATCGCGGTCGCACTCATCTCGTGGCTGACAGGGGGCGGGCCCCGATGAGTCTCCCAGACGTCTCCCTCCGGTTCGACTCCGACGCCCCGCTCTCCTCGTTTTTCGACGTCGAGGCGGCGTCGCTCCCTGACCCTGAGATTGTTTCGGGGCCGGTGGAGGCGCTCGTCGCGGCTCGTGGCGAGACGGTGATCCTCGTCCGGTGCCTGACGCCAGAGTTCGACGACTACGACTCCTTCGACCCCGCCGCGTCCTCGTGGGACCTCCGGCTCGTCAAGGCGCTTGTGTCGTCACCGAGCGAAAAGGAGTCGCGGACCCTCGCCGGCCGTGGCATCGATGCGACGAAGCGGGCCACCCTCGGCGAGTATCTCAAGGTCCGATCGGATCGCGAGGGGCGCGGAGATCTCATCGTCGAGGTGCCTGACGCGCGAGTGCTCGGGGTCTCCGGCTCCGGGGCAGCGTGGAACGTGCTGATCGCGTTCCCTGACGTTCCGGCGGGTGCAGAATATGCCGTGGACTTTACGGGCGGCGTCCCGACGATCATCGGGCTCAACCGCGACGAGTATCGCGTCCACCGGATCGCCGAGGTGCGCCGGGACCGTCACCCGTTCACTGGCGTAACAAAACTCTCTGTGTACCTGCAGGAGGTCGTCGGGTGAGCCGGACCTCCTACGAGATTAAAATCTCGTATAAAGGCCTGCCGGACTACCGACAGATCGTCTCAGAAGAGCTCTGGAAAGCCGCAGAGCGGACGAGACAGCAGTATCAGGAAAATCTGGAGGCTGGTAAGGGGGCCGCCGGGAGTCACGGTCGTCCATATGTCGGCACGGGTGAGGCGATCGCCCGGACCACAGTCTACCCAGAACTCCCCGGGGCAGACGAGTACGTCGTGAAGGGGGAGACGATGCAGCATGTGATCGCAGAGGTCGGTCGGACCCCGGGGAAGAAGATGCCCCCTCAGGCTCCGATCGACCGATGGGCACGGGAGGCCGGGCTTACCCCGCGCGAAGGGGAGACGTGGGACGACATGATCCTCAACATCAGGAGGCACATCGCCGCCCACGGGCTCAGGGGGTTTGCCCCGGCTCAACTCGCTGCCGACACAGTCGCACCGACTCTGGAGCGCAACATCCGGGCCCGGTTCCGCGAACTGGAAAAGTGACGCGAACATCACCGCAAATGCGCGGGAGAACTGAAATGAACTCAAATGAGGGTTCCCATGACAACGACCGAAATCTCTTCTCGTAGCCTGAGCACCGCGATCATCCGGGACCTGTTCCGGGACGGTCTGCGGGCCGCGGTCGCCGCCGGTGACATCTTCGATCCCTCGTCTGCCGGGCGAAAGGGCGCCGCACCGATGATTATGACGGAGCTCCCTGACCGGGGGCTGCTCTACCCGCACATAATCGTGAGCGAGGTATCCGACGTCAGCGATACCCCCGACAGCCGGGCAGACCTCTGGCAGCATACGTACGCCGTCGGGATCGAGATCCACGCCAAATCCTCGACGCAGATGTTCCGCCTCCGCGACGAGGTCCGGGCGTGGGTCGAGGAGCATGTCGATATGCTCAACGCAGCCGGGTTCACGGACCCGCAGACATCCCCGGGAATCCCGATGAACTGGGATGCGGACGAGGAGATCCGACGCTGGAAATTCGTTGTCAAGGGAACCGTATACACTACCCCAGGAGGGGCATAAGATGGTCAGAAAACTACAGGCAAGCAAAGGCATGGTCGCGTGGGGCGAGGAAACAGTGCCCTACACGAAAGCAGCGAAAGCAGAGACTCCCTTCGGTCTAGTCACGAGCGCGATCGATTGGCCGGTCGCGAACCCGAAGACCCCGAAAGGCACCGCAGGGCACCGCCGGGGGCCGTTCCTCTACAGCGCGGACGAATACGATCTCGCGTTCTCGATCCCGTTCGAGGTCCTCAACGCAGACGTGCCGTTCCAGGCAGCGCTCGGTAAGGTAGAGGCCGTGAGCGGCACAGGCTACACGGGCAAGAAGTTCACGGAGCTGGACACGCTCCCGACCGTCACCGTGCAGCACTGGCAGGAGGACGCGGCGTTCGTGGAGGCGTTCATCGGGTGCAAGGCAGACCTCTCCCTGTCCGCGAAGCGCGGAGAGGCTCTGGTGGCCACGATGGACTTTGTGGCGGCGTCCCGGGAGGTTGATACCGCGGCGTCTGAGTTCCCCGCGGTGACCGTTCCTGCGCTCCAGCCATACCGGTTCTGGATGCTCGGCGGCCGGGCGACGGTCGACGGGTCCCCGCTGGCGTCGGTCACGTCGATCGATGCGAAGTGGGCGAACGGTCTCTCCGCAATGGGCAGCGACGGGGCTCGGGGGGCCTATGTCATCTCCGAGGACGAGGTGGAAGGTAAGTACGACATGCAAATCGGGTTCCTGCCGACCGATGCCTCACAGTTCGCCGCAGCGTGGGCCGACGGGGATCCGGTCGACATCGTGATCCCGTTCATTCGGGCGGGGTCCTCGGTCGTCAACGCAACCGATGCCGTGATCATCACGCTCAAGGAGTGCACGATCATGGATGCCCCGCTCCCGCTCGGCGACAAAGGCTCGCTGGAGTCGACGTTGGTGGTCGGTCCGCGGGACACGAGTATCGAGATCAGGGTTCCGACGGGGGTGTGATCACATGGCTGATCTGTCCTGGCAGGATGCGGTCGCAGCGTTCGACCGGCTGCAGAGCGAGACGAAAGACCTCGTATTCCCGGCAGGCGACGGAGAGATCCGGTTCACGGTCCGGGCGCTCTCGCAGCTCGAACGCGACCAGATTGAGGCGAAAGCGCTCCGGATGCGGAAGCGCCGGCGGGGGGACACCGTCTCTGCGGAGGAACTCAGGGCGCTGAAGACCGAGTATATCCGGGTCGGCGTGGTCTCCGGACCCGAGGGGTTCGCCCCGACCGAGGAGAACATTGCCATGCTCCCGGCCCACATCCGGGACGCGCTCGCGGATGCCGTACAGGGGTTCGCGGAACTCGACGAGGAGACCCGGATCGGCTTTCGTTGACTGGGGACATGGGGACGCGGTCATCCCCGAAGAGCCGTGGGAGGCAAGAGTGATGCAGGACGCGGCATTCTGGTCGGAGTACGGTTGCCCATTCGACGCCCGCGCCGCCCTACCTGCCCGGGAGTATCAAGCGCACATGGCGATCCTGGAGGGTAAGGCGAAGAAGATGAAAGAAGAGAGCGAAAAAGCAAAGCGGAGGAGGCAGCGGTGGTAACGGTCAGCGAGACAGTGATCCGCTTCATGTCCCTCGGCGCGGATAAGGTAGTCCGGGACGAGGACCGGGTTGATAAGGCGATTTCGAAAACCGCAAAGAACGCGGAGAAGAACGAGAAAAAAACCAAACGCTGGATGGAGCGGCACAAGACCGCCCTGACGGCGATCGGAGTGGCAACCGCTGGTGCGATGGCCGGGATCATCGCAGCCTCACCGAGCCTCCAGGCGGCGTTGTCGGGGGTATATCTCGAGTTCTCGATGCTCGCGATGGATATCGGAGAACGATGGGCTCCAGCATTTGAATGGCTAGAAGGTATCGCTGGAGATCTTGTGGAGGCGTGGGATAAGCTGCCAGAACCTCTGAAGGACGTACTCTCGTACGGCCTGCTCGTGGCTCTCGGGTTCCTGGCGATCGCCGGGGCAGCTGCCGGCCTGCTCTGGCTCCTCGGCCCTCTGACTACCGCGCTGGGGGTGGATGGGCTTGCCGGCCTGCTCTCCGGTGGGCTCGGCCTCACAACAGCAGCCGGAGGGCTGACGACGCTCGGGATCGTAGTGGGGGTCCTCAGTGGGATTGTGCTCGGCGGGGTCGTCGTCTGGCTCCTATGGAAGACCGGGGTTCTCAAAGCGATCGAGGAGGCCGGGGCTCGAGTAGGGCAGTTTGCGTACAATACAGGGGTCAGGTTCCGGAACCTCTGCGACAACGTTCTCGGGTGGCTGGAACTGACTGCTCTTGGGGCGGCCCATTGGGGGGCACAGTTCGCGCTGAACCTCGTAAAACCACTGCAGGAGGTCCCGTTCCTCGGGAACCTGCTCCAGCCTAAGATCGATTCGCTCCAG